ATTTGATTCTGTTGTTGTTGTGCTTGTGCATCTGTTTGAATTGATGAAGCCATCTGTTGCGAAGCAATATCATTTGTAACACCAACTGGTAATCCTAGACCTTCTTCTTTCTCTTGTTTAATCTGTGTTTCCATTTCTTTGATTTCATCATCAGTCAAACGCAACACGTTTTGTTGAATCCATTTTTGTGAGAAATAACGTCCTGTATATGGATCAACTGAAGCCAACAATGATAAACGATTTGTCATTAGTTCGGCTTCTTTTAATTCTGAGAAGTTATTGTCTTTGATAAAGTCATAATGGATGTTTTCTTTAAACATATCCCATTCTTCAGCGGTACAGATGCCTTTAAAGATACATTGTATACGTAAAGATTGGTCAAATAACTCTGAAAATTTATTACGTAATCTATCTACAAACTTAGCAAACTTTAATTCATCACGGGTAATTTCTGATGAACGACCTAAAGAAAATGCTTGACCTGATTCTAATCTAGATACTGGCACACTTAATGCACCATATAATTTCTTTTGAAAGTACTTAACATCTTCCAACTCACCAAGGTTTTGACCGCCTGGTAGTGTAGTAATCTCTGTACCTTTACCGCCTTCTCTACGTGGTAACCAGAAGTCTTCCATCATAGATAGGAACTTACGGTCATCACGGACTTCACCAGTGTTTGCATCATAGACAAGTTTGTTTTTATACTTGACCATAATGTCACGTAGGTATTGTTCTGCCTTTAACTTTGGTAAGTTACCAACGTCAATGTAAAAGATACGGCGTTCTGGTGCTCTAGAGATACGATAGATAACTGTTGCATCTTCAATCATACGTAACTGGTTCAATGGTTTAATTGCCTTGTGTAAGTATGATAGTACCACTGCACGGCGTGAATCCATAAGACCTGACACGATTGATACAACAGAGTCAACAGTAATTCTTGTGCCTACTGGACCATAGTTGGTAGATGAACCTGATACTACCTTGTCGTTATAGATGTAGTATTCGTTGACAGTTTTCATCAACTCAACACCAGTACGTTCATCTTTGGTCTTTTTCATCTCACGAACTTTACGAATCTTTCGTGGATCAATATATCTTAGTTCTTTGATGCCAGCAGTAGGATCATCTTTGTCGATGATTACATGGTAATATAATCTACCATCAACATAGTATCTACGAAAAACATCTTGTGCCATCTTTTTATAATTCAACAAACGTAAGATGGTTTGAAATTCTTCTTTGATGGCTTTCTTAATCTTTTCTGGTTGTTTTAAATCATCTAAAACAATTTGAGTGGTATTACCATCATCGTCTTGTACAATAGCTTCATTAACAATATCATCAATTGCTGATTCAATTTCTGGTTGCATTGCCATTTCACGGTAACGAGATATAAGTTCTACCTCATTCTTTGCGGTACCGTCTAAGTCAACATATGTACCATAGTATGCAGCTGATGTTATTGTTAATGCGCCATCTTCGGCCGCAGGCGGCGTAAAAGATTGCTGAGTAGACTTTTGCTGCTCAGTTTCATCACGAGATATCGTAAACCCGAACAGCGAAAACTTGTTTGTATTTTGTGCCATATTTTTTTATTAATTCCAAAGTCAAAGAAACATAAAGGAGGGCACAAGGCCCTCCGTATAAAAATCAAGAAGTTGTATCTGCTTCCCAGTATTGATAAGCAAAAGTTACTTGAAACTCTTCCATCGCATCATTTGAACCCCAATCTAATTCAATTGGTGCCAAATCAACAGGAAACAAACCAACAAAATTGTAAGTTTTAAGTGTATCACCAGCTTTGCCATATTGTGTAACAATAGCATCAGATGTGTAAGTTGTTGGAGAACTAGCACCTAATCTACGCACGTTAGAAGTATTGCTGTTAATTGAATTCATCCATGATTCTAAAGAATTTCTAATAGTAAAATCTTCATCATTGATGATTGTTAAAGACCAGTCTGTAAAAGTTCTATTGCCAGCAAACTTCAATTCACGGCCAAAGTAATTAACAGGTACAGTTCCAATTGAAGAACCTGGTAACTGTGAAGATTTTGCCATGAATGTTGTTTTAGAACCAGCTAAAGAACCATTATTTGCAATGGTTGGGTATGTTAAAGTGACAGCAAATAGGTTAGGACGGGCACCGTCTCCAACCATATTTGCTCTAAATTCTGCTACATTAAATGCCATTGTTTTCTCCTATTTCGTTTTATTTATTAAACTGAACCAACGATTGTTGTGAAATCAACGCCAGTTGCAACGGCAACAAAGTTCAATTGGATGTAATTGATTGAACGAGCAGGTTTAATGTAAATGTCACCAACAAAACGGTTGCCATCAATAACTTGTGGCGTGTTGTTTGTAGAGTCACAAACTACTTTAAAGTCTGTAATACCACGGCGACCTTGTACATCACGCAAGAACGGTGTAATCAAAGAAACAAATTGTGCTCTGGTAAATTCATCATTTAATTCAAACAATGAAAATTTAGCAGCAGTAGAAATGGATCTTTCTAATGTGATAAACAATCTACGTACATTGATACGGTCAAATGCTGATGGTTTGTTCTGTAGAGTTTTATCTCCGTATAAAACAATACCTTGGCCAGGAAATGATACGACAGGGTTTACACCAGCAGAATAGATTGTGTCTCTATCTGATTTAGATGGATTCCATGACAACTTGATTGCATTTTTAATTGCACCACGATTGAAACCAGCAGGTGAATACCATGGGTCTCTAGATGTATCTGTTGCAACACATAAACCAGCAATGTCACCGTTCAATGGAATCCAACGATATACATTGTTGTATTTGTCGTATTGATATTTCCAACCAGAGTCTGCGAACACATAAGATGATTGTGTTAAAGATGAAGACCAAGCGGTAATCAATGTTGTTTCTTGACCTGCTTTGTTAACAACAGCAGAAGAAGGAGGTGTTACGAATACCACGCAATCTCTACGAGCATCTGTTAGTGGGTCTGGATTAGCAATGTTCGAAATAACATAGTTTTGTAATGTCGCATTTGCATCACCAGTCAATACCAAAGAAATATCAATCGCATCTTTGTTCCTAAATTGGTCATATCCAGTTTGTAGGTTACCTGTTGTTGGTGTAGCATCAGTGCCTAATGATAATGTTGTTGATAAATTGCCGTTAGGATATGTGCCAGTATTGATTCTTGCGAATGTTGTACCAGCTGCACTTTGTCCCCATGTAGAAGAAGTGTTTGCATAATCTACTGGATCAGTAGCATAAACATATCTAGATTGGTCAAATACTACTTGTTTGTAATAGTTTGTGGCACCATTTAATGTTGCATCGTAAGCCTTTGAAACAAATCCAAAAGTTTCCAGTACTGTGTTTGCAACACCGGTGAACTTGCCACTTGCATCAATAACAACAATATGAATTTCATCATTTGCACCATTTAGACTGGATGTGTGTGCTGATGTATTTGGTGCAGATTGGAAATAATTTTTGTATGTCCATTGATTAAACAATGTGGTATTTGCAGAATCAAATACTTCTACTTTTAAACTATTGCCTAAAGAACCTGCATATCTACCAATGAATGGTCCATATGTGTTGGAGTTGTTTTGATTCAATAATGATACTTCAAATGATGAGGCATTTTGAATCTGTACATTAGCACCAGATGTTGCATTATTTGAATTTGCGCCAACAGCACGAACTATTTTTAAATTATTACCATATGCCAAAAAGTTTGCAGCGGTAAAGAAAGATACTGCTGAAGCTGTATCTGGACCTACTGGAGCAAAATTTCTAACTAAATTAATTTCACTATCTACTGTTATTGGTTGATTGGCTGGACCCCATGGGAATGTTCCAGCAAAAGCACCGGCTGTAGTTAGCACTGAAGGTACGACTGTTGTTAAGTCAACTTCAGATACATTTACGCCTGGAGAGATTTGAAACGCCATTTTATTCTCCTTGAATTATTATGTGTTCTATTGGTAAGATACCATAGTGATATTTATGAAACATCGGTTTTAC